CAGCAACGCTACTACTTTGTAACTTCGCTCAGAAGATTACTAGATCTATTATACGTCCTGGCATTAATAATAAATTTGATACTAAAGATGAGTTTAACCAAAACAAATACTATAAATATCATTTAAATAACTCAAAGTACGATTTTTATGTTGATGCTGATTGGCAAAACTTTGATGCGAATGTTGATACTCAATTTATTACTATTGCAATGTCTATAATGTTATCTGAGATTGCCAGTATTGATGATGCAAACAAAAGAATCTGTTACTATATTATGTCATCAATTATTACTAAGTATGTAGCTATTCCACCTGGTGTTGTTGTAGAGATAAATAAATCTGTTCCTTCTGGACATCCATTTACTACGTTATGTAACTGTTTTGTTAACATCATTTATTGGTCATTAATTGGATATGAATTGTATGGTGAGAATTATTCAGAGATGATGGATATTACTGTGTATGGTGATGATGCTCTTGTTTGGTTTAAAAATACTCCAAAGCTTAAGGACATTGACACTATTATCAGTAACATTGGTATTAAATCTGAACCAATCTTTCCAAATTTATTTCCATGCTTCTTATCAAGTGACATTCATGAAACACCTGACTTTTTGAAACGCCGTTTTAATGACTTAGAGATTTTATGGAACACTAAGAAGATGTTTGACCGCCTTTTTTATCAAACTAAAAATCGTACAATTATTGATCAGTTAGACCTACCATTCTCATACCTTACTACTGCTCCTTTTGATGATGATTTATTCAAATTCTGTCAAAAATTATTGAAATACTTCAAGTTAAAATACTCTTATGAGATTCCAACTGAGGTTTTTGATAAATATGAGAAAATTTTAAATGAGTTAGATTCAATTAAATTTAGGATTTTAGATAACGTATGTGAAGATAAAAAAGCTTACGATTTTGAGAAAACACTTATGAGTTATTCTTCATCTGAATTCATCCCACATGTTGATCAGTATACTCATGTTATTAGAAACGATAAACTTTTATTTGGATTTTTCAACCAATTCTCACATGATCCTAGGAGGATGAAGAAAGATGTAATCAATAAACTATTACAAATGTTATATAAAGTACTTCCACGTAATGACACATGTGTTAATACGATTAAATCTGATGAATATATTAGGTACGGAGTCCTCGATACCACTTGAACATAACTATTTTCTTTCCACTAATAATTAATTGCATATAATATTAATTTTGATGTTGATTTATTTCAACAATAACACAAATT